CCGATTTAGAAGGCATAAGAAATAATATAGTTCCTGAACTATACTTTTTGGATTGTCTTAAAGACGAATGCGTATCTTTAGAAAAAGTTCGAATAGGTAAAAGTAGAACTTTCTCAGCTGGAAGTATCAAAATGTTGATAATGTTTAGGATGTACTTTGGAGATTTCTTCAATTGGTTCCTTAAAAACAGAATTGACAATGGCAGTGCAATAGGAGTTAATCCTTATTCTGCGGAATGGCACTGTATAGCAGTTAACCTACTGTCTAAAAACGACAAGGTTAATGCTGGTGATTTCTCCGGTTTTGATACCAAACAATGTAGCCAATTATTGTGTATGGTTCTTGAAATTATTGAGAGCCATTACAAAGGTTGCGATGAATTTGATACCAAAGTAAGGAGATTTCTTTGGAAAAGAATAGTTAATTCTGTTCATGTTTCTAAAGGATTTATTTATTTATGGGATTGTTGTTTGGCGTCTGGAAATCCAGGAACGTCTACAATTAATACCATGATAAATAGAATTTATCACAAATTAGTTTTTAAACAATGCCTCGGTCAAATGAGTGCGTATTACACTTTCAATAAAAGTGTTTATTTAATAACACTTGGAGATGACTGTGTGTTCACAGTTGAAAAACGTTTTGAGGATAGATTCAATGAATACGTTATAGGTCCTATATTTAAGGAATTTGGTATGATTTATACACCTGAAGATAAGCTACTAGAAAGAACTGGTAGGATCAGAAGTATAGAAGAAGTATCATTTTTGAAACGTAATTTTAAGTTCAATAACATTGCTGGTAGATATACAGCACCTATGTTATTAGAACCTTTAATAGATCAATTGAATTGGACCAGAATCACTGATGGTGATGCCATAACTATTGATAAAGCAAATCATGTTTCTCGAGAACTTGCCTTACATGGTAGGAGTACGTACGAGAAATATGTACGGTTGATAAATGATTCCTTATATAGGAAATTAGGTGTGACACTTTTATGCACGTGTTACTTTATATCACTGGAATGTGTATTAAACTTAGAATCTGATTACTCAGATTCAGATATGAACATTATGACAATTACAACCTACAAAAGTAGCGACAATGACCACCTGTTGATAAATCACGCAGGTGACATTAAAAATGTTAGTGATTTAAACACTTCTTCTAGAGGTGTAATTCCAGCCACAATTCAG